CAAGAAGCAGGGAACGAGCAAGTAATGGAAGAGAAGAGCACAAAGCCAGCGAAGAACATCATCGACTGGGAAGCGGTTGAACGCGATTACCGCATCGGCAAGGTCACTGTTCGGCAACTCGCCGTTATCCACGGCTGTTCAGTCGCCGGAATGATGAAGCGGCAGAAGAAGGAAGGCTGGACGCGCGACCTTACCGAGACTGTCAGCATCGCCACGAAGGCAAAGATTCGGCAGAAGATCGTAGAACAGGTTCGCAAGGAAGCGGAACAGAGTAGAACAATACCGACTGTCGATTCTACTCAAGCGGTAGAACAAGCACATTCGGCGTTGTACTCCGATATCGATGCAGCGGCCAACGTCAATGCGTCCGTGGTGCTTGGTCATCGCAATAGAGCGGCCCGCCTTTCGTCGCTGTTCGACAAGATCGCAACTGACCTTGAGGAAATCTACAGCAATCCGGTTGCACTCACGGAACTCGCCGAGTCGATCAAGGATGAAGACCCGCAGGCCGCGATTG